AGAGATAGAATTTAAAATTGGTTCCAAGAAAATCAAAGTGGTTCGTGGCATCAAGCCAAGCATCTTTGAGATATACATCAACGGTAAGATGTATAATCAAGATGCTAATGTAAGAGACTACCAGAAGTATCTTGAACAACAAATCCTTAAACTAAACTATCGCAGTTTCACACAGGTTGTTATTCTGGGTTCTTCTACATTCATTCCCTTTATGCAACTGAAGTCTAAGCATCGCCGTGAAGTGGTTGAGGAGATTCTTGACATTCAGATTTTCTCTCTGATGAATATGTTGCTGAAGCAGAAACTTAAAACTATATCTGATGACATTCGTGATATTGATTATCAAATGGAACTTACTACAGAGAAGGTTGGATTACAAGAACATTATATTAATGATGTAAAAAAGAATAAAGACAAACTAATCACAGAAAAGAATAATCTCATTGCTGGTAATGAAGAAGAGATTTTCTCAAGGAAATCTGTTATTGAAAAACTTCAACAGGAGAACGATAACCTGTTAAGTCAAATTTCTGATAACGATAAAGTTAAAAATAGCTATAACAAGCTAAGAGATATAAAGTCTACTCTAGTAGAGAAACATAAAGCACATTCTAAGGTGGTTGATTTCTTTGAGAATAATGCTGACTGCCCTACCTGCCAGCAACATATTGATGAAATTTTCAAACAGGGAATGATATCTGATAAGCAGAAAGATGTAGCTAAATTCTCAAATGGTCTGAAGGAACTTGAAGAAGAACTGAAGAAATCAAAAGAGAGACAAAAAGAGATTTCTGATATCGCAGATAAAATACGAGAGAATGAAGTACAGGTTGCAAAAGATAACAGTTCTGTTGTACAACTGGAAAAGTTTAACTCTACACTTCAGGCCGAGATTGCTCAATTAGAAATTGGTGATATAAGTAAATCTGATTATGAGAGAATGGAAGAATTAAAAGAAAGCTTGAAATCTATAGAAGAGCGCAAATCAAAATTGCGTGAGGATATGACTTATTCAGAAGCTGCAAAAAATATGCTTCAAGATACTGGTATCAAAACCAAGATTATCAAGCAGTATCTTCCTATCATGAATAAGCTGATTAATACCTATCTTACTTCTATGGAGTTCTATGTGAACTTCACTCTGAATGAAAGTTTTGAGGAAACCATCAAGTCAAGATATCGTGATGAGTTTACTTATGATTCATTTAGTGAAGGTGAGAAGATGCGTATTGACTTGGCACTTCTGTTTACATGGAGAGCTGTTGCAAAAATGAAGAACAGCACCAACACTAATCTGCTAATGCTGGATGAGATTTTTGATAGTTCTCTTGATGGTACAGGCACAGATGAGTTTTTGAAGATTCTCAATACTCTATCTGATGAGAACATTTTTGTGATTAGTCATAAACAAGATGTGTTGGTAGATAAATTTAAAAGCACAATCAAATTTGAGAAGGTTAGGAACTTTAGTCATGTTGTTGAATGATGGGTAAACGAAGCGATTTTGAACGAAAGCCAAGAGACTTCTATCCAACGCCGATGGAAGCTGTGAAACCGTTACTGGAACATCTACCAAAAGATTTTACATTTGCAGAACCTTGTGCTGGTAATGGAGCATTAATAGAACATCTAGAAACAAAAGGTATTTGTATGTGGGCAAGTGATATTGAGCCTCAAGCAGATGGAATACATAAAAATGACTATTCCAATGTTGGATTTGATGAACTTATAGAATCAGAATATGTAATTACAAACCCGCCATGGGATAGAAAAATCTTACATCCTATGATTGAATACTTTTCTCCAAAAATTAAAACTTGGTTGTTATTTGATGCAGATTGGATGCATACTAAACAAAGTGTTCCTTATATGAATATGTGTAGTAAAATTGTGAGCGTAGGTAGAATTAAGTGGTTTGGTAATATGACAGGCAAAGATAATTGTGCTTGGTATTTATTTGATAAAAAAGTAAATAACACTATTTTTTATGGAAGGACATAATATGGCAACTTATACATTACTTGAAAACAACAATCTAGCTCTTACGATTCCCTTGTCGGGATGCAGTGAGGACTTGGATAGAAAAGAACTAAAAGAAAATATGATAGAAACCATGAAAAACTTTCATGGAATTGGACTATCAGCAAGTCAATGCGGCGTCATGGAGCGAGTATTCGTGATGTATTCAAATGTAAATAAGAATGAAATTATATCCTGTTTCAATCCTCAAATCATCAGTGAAGGCATAGAGATGGTATTGATGGATGAAGGGTGTCTGACATATCCCGGCATGTGGCTGAAGGTTCGCAGACCAGATCACATCAATTGTTCGTTTGAGGATGAAACTGGTGATTTGCAAGAAGTGACCATGATGGGACTAGAGTGCCGCATTTTCCAGCATGAGATGGATCATATGGAAGGCACCAATTTCACGAAACGGGTCAGTAAATTGAAGTTGGATATGGCCAAGAAACGTGCTGCGAAGATGAAAAAAAAGTCTAGCCAAAAATCGTGATAGTGCGGTAAAAATGTCACACTTTCCCTAAATATCATATAAATCGACAAAGAAACCATATTTCTGATTGACAAATCCTATTGAATATGCGACAATAAGGTATAGTCAGAAATAAGGAGATAGTCATGGCAGCCACCGTTAAATACAAGATGTACGGTAAGATCGAATTCGAGAAGAAATTCGAGACTGTCAAGGAAGCCAAGGGTTTCTTCTGGGGTTACGTTGTGAAGACTCCGAATATCACTGGCGAATTAATTATTCACTAAATGAAGATTCTTGTTGACAAATCCTATTCCATATGGTAATATTAGGTATGATGAAAAATAAATCGACACTTGCAAAGCTCCTCGCTGAAGAGGATATCTTCGTTGTCCATAAGCAGATGGAAACGGCGTATTTCAATTCAAAGAGCCGTGAACTTGGTTTGCCCATCTGGAAAGATGAGGAAATGACCAAGGACATTTATGATCTGATGGTTGGACATGAGATCGGCCATGCTCTTTGGACTCCTCTTGACATGCTTGAGAGAGCTCAGGTTCGGAAAATCAATCACGGTTTTGTGAATATTATTGAAGATGCTCGGATTGAGAAATTTGCAGTTCGGAAATATCCTGGTCTAGTCGGTGTTTTCAAGCGTGGGTATATTGACCTGACTAAAAAGGATTTCTTTGGAACTTCTGATAATGATGTTAATACCTACAATCTGATTGATCGGATTAACATCTTTTTTAAGACAGCTGATGCCAATATCGTATTTTCTGATGAGGAAAAGGTATGGGTAGATCGGGTTGCGAAAACTGAAACTGAAGATGAGGTTCTTGATCTTGCTGAAGAGCTTTATGCTTGGATGGCAGAAAACGAAACTGAAACTGATAACCATAACTCTGGTGCGACGGATGAAGATGGTGAAATGATGACTGGCTCTTCTGATGAGTCTGGTGAAGGCGATGACACAGAAAATGGTGAATCTTCTGATGCTGATGGCGATGATGGAGATTCTGATGGTGAAGCTTCTGAAGGCAAATCAGATGAAACTGGCGAAGATGACTCTGAAGACGAATCTGCTTCTGGTGAAGAAACTGGTAAATCTAGCTCCGTAGAAGGTGGAAAGAATTCCACTGGTAAGAGCGGACCTCCTGTTGCTGAGACTGATACCGCTTCTGGTAAGGGTATGGATGCCCTTCGGGATAAGGGTGCCGGTGATCGGACATATGCTCGGATTCCTAAAGTAAATCTTAAAGATATTGTGGTTGATACCAAGACTCTTCTTGAAGAATATACGACTCATTATAATAAACAAAAATCTGATGATGCTCTTTATTGGAATAAGACCCGTGAGGAAGTTGAAACCCTCAAGAACGATTCCAAAAAGACTGTTGCTTACATGGTCAAAGAATTTGAGATGAAGAAGGCTGCCGATCAGTATGCTCGGGCTGCTACTTCTAAAACTGGTACTTTGGATATGAGTAAACTCCACACTTACAAGTACAATGAAGACTTGTTCAAGAAAGTGACTACTCTGCCTGGTGCGACTAATCACGGTATGATCATGGTTCTGGATTGGTCTGGTTCCATGGCAGGAAATCTTCTGGGCACTTTGTCGCAGATGTATAACCTGATTTGGTTTTGCCGCCGGACAAAGATTCCTTTTGAAGTTTTTGCGTTCTCTGATATGTATAGTCGCCGCCATTACAATGCCATCGGCTATGCCGATTGGGCGAATGAATTTAAGGCTGGTAATCTTGCTCTCAACAATTTCAATCTCCTAAATTTCTTCTCCAGCAATATGACTTCTGCTGAAGAAATGGATATGATGCATATTCTTTGGATGTATGCTGCACGGTATGCTGGATTTCGGAATTGGAATGAGCTGGGACATCCCTACCATGAACCCTATACTATATCTCTTGGCGGAACTCCTCTGAATGAGTCAATCATTGCTATGATGGATTTGGTTCCTAAGTTTAAGAATGATACTGGCGTTCAGAAAGTCAACACAATCTTTTTGACTGATGGTGCCAGCCACCGTCTTGCTGGTGTGTTTGATTATAGTTTTAATCCTCACACTAACGAACATACTGAAACCATCAATCCTTGTCATAACAATTATTGGACCAATCGTAATGGTTCTAAAATCATTGTCAGCGATCCTGTGATGAATAAGACTTATGAAGTTACAGATATGACTAGTGATTTGCTTCGGATACTGAAAAATCGGGTGCCTGGAATGAATGTAGTTGGGTTCTTTATCGCTGGTGGCGGTCGATCTGGCCGGGTTGATAAAAAGACTATTTCCGGTCTTTTGGGTTATGATGTTAGCAATCAGGAAATTTCGGAAAAAATCAAGTTCCTGAATAAGAACAAATATCTTGCACTCACTCAACTGGGATATGATGAGTATTATGTTCTGCCTGGTGGTGATGCGCTAAAGACTGAGAATGAGACTCTTGATGATGAATTGATTGGTGCTGGTAAAGCCAAACTGAAGACTGCTTTTGGTAAGATGTCAAAAGGTAAACTTGCCAGTCGCCAACTTCTAAATAAATTTGTGGGAATGGTGGCATAGTGGTAAAAATGTCACACTTTCAAAAAAATGATTTAAAGGGTCATTTTCCTATTGACAAACCCCGTTTAGTGTGTTACAATGTATATATGATGAGAAATGAAAAGGATTGATTATGTATCTCTCACCTCGTAAAAAGTTGTTTGTGGATGCCGCTACTGAGATGTTCGGTGATGGTTCCGTTGTCTCCAAGCAAAATGTTCGGGAAGCCGCTGTGAAGGCTGGTGTTCCCTTTCCTACTTGGTTTATGAAACCTGAGTTCAAGGCCCACTACGGTTCTTATAAACTGCCTTCAGAAGGCGGTTCTGCTGTTGCTCCTGTAATTGCTGCGGTTGAGAATACTGAACCCGCTTTCGTAAATTTGGTTGCGACTAATATGGAAAAGCAGAATTTGGTTCCTGCTCTGTTTGAGGGATTTGTTGCCTGGGGTAACTTCTCGAAAATTGAGAAGGTTGTAAAATCTGGTATGTTTTATCCCATCTTTGTCACCGGCCTTTCTGGTAACGGTAAGACTCTGATGATCGAACAGGTTCACGCCAAAATGAAGAAGGAGCTCATTCGGGTAAACATCACCATCGAAACTGATGAGGATGATTTGCTGGGTGGCTTCCGGTTAGTCAACGGTGAAACCAAGTTCGTTCCCGGCCCTGTCATCGAAGCGATGGAACGGGGTTGCACTCTGCTTCTTGATGAGTGTGATTTGGGTTCTAACAAGTTGCTTGCCCTACAGCCTGTTCTTGAAGGTAACGGTGTTTATCTCAAGAAGGTTAATCGCTGGATAAAGCCTCAAAAGGGGTTCAATGTGATGGCCACCGCAAATACCAAGGGTAAGGGTTCTGAGGATGGTCGCTTTATCGGCACCAACATTCTTAACGAAGCTTTCCTAGAACGGTTTGCAGTCACGATGGAGCAGCCCTATGCGACTGCTGCGATTGAAAAAAAGATCGTAGTCAATTCAATGAAGAAATGTGGTGAAGTCGATGAAGAATTTGCCACTAATTTAGTTAGCTGGGCAGAAGTTATTCGGAAAACCTTTTATGATGGTGGCGTTGATGAAGTCATTTCAACCCGTCGGCTCGACCATATTGTGAAAGCCTACGCCATCTTTGGTGATAAGATGGAGGCCATTGAGTTGTGTGTCAGCCGCTTTGACCAAGATTGTAAGGAGAGCTTCATGGACCTCTACACCAAGATCGACGCCGGTGTAATCACTTCTGAGGAAAATGCAGATAATGGATTAGCCGGATATGATACCCCTGCTGAAAAGGAGGCGTTTTAAAAAAAGTTATGCATAGGGGTTGTAATTTCAAAAAAAGTTCCTATATATAATAAGGGGTTTCTGTAGTTCTCCTTGTTAGCGTGATGTTGGTTATCACTCTACTTTTAATAAAACTACAAAGAGTTTTGGTAGTTTCTCTGAATAACCAAAAAAAACTACCGCTTAACGCATCGCCATTATGGGATGCATAACATAAGTCTTGCTTAGTAAAGGAGATAAAAAATGGTTACTAGCAGAGCATTAAGTCTATTCGATAATTTCAATCAACTTACACCCTACGCTGTTGGGTTTGATCGAGTCTTTGATCAGCTCAATCAATACGTTACAAATAACGTACAATCTACAGGGTTCCCGCCTTATAACATTCGAAAGGAAGGTGATTATAACTATGTCATTGAAATGGCATTGGCGGGATTTGGTAAGGATGATATTGAGGTGGAAGTTGCCGATGGTACTCTTTCTATTCGTTCAGTGAAAGAGAATTCTGAAGATGAGTCTACAGTATATCGTGGCATCTCGTATCGTCGTTTTGAACGTAAGTTTACAATGGCTGATGATATTATCGTCAATGATGCTGGTTTGGAAAATGGAATGCTCACAATTGATCTTGAGCGTGTTGTTCCAGAAGAGAAGAAGCCTCGCCTTATTTCGGTGAAGTAATTCTTATAATTAAAAGGGAAAGGGGAGTTGACTTTGACTCCCCTTTCCTGTATTATAAAATATACAATTGATGAAGGAGTTATAATGAAAATATTTGAATTTGATAGTCCAGAGGCTATGAAGGACGGCGCTGTTGCAAGACAGGTTGATGCAGCTGGAAACCCTGTAGAGGAAACTGAAGATCAACAAAAGGCAAGAGCTGCTCAAGAAAGTGTGGCTGCACTAGCAGCGTCAGAACATTCAGACGATGAAAAGTTTGAAGAAGATAATCATGGATTAAAATTTGCAATCCGGCCTATTAAAAACTTTGCAATCGGTCGCATTGAATTTCCACTTGAAATTGTTGATGAAATTAATCAACATATTGATGAAGACATCATTCCAAAAAACGAGAGTTATGCTGGTGGTCTTGTTGGCCAACTTAAAAATAATGAGAGGTCTGCTCAATTAGATTTTTCTTTGGATGATGATGTTGGTAAGCAATTAGAAACTGTATTTAATCAAATCGGTACTACATATCTAAAACAAGGATATGATAGAGATTCAAAAGCTGAAGTTTTTCAGTGTTGGGCAAATCGTGCTTATGCTGGAGATTATAATCCTTATCATGATCATGGATGTCAAACTATGGCTGGTCTGTCTGGTTTTCTTTGGTTGAAAGTTCCCAATTGTATTGAGGTACTTGATGAAGTTCCTACATCATTACATGATGCTAATGGTGCTATTGATGGATTTACTCATTTAGTTTGGGGTCAAAATAGTCGTAAAGATATTTTACAGTTGCATGGTCAAACTGAGGATTACATTAAACCTATTGTTGGTGTAATGTTGGTATTTCCTAATTGGTTGAAGCATCAAGTTATGCCTTTCTTTGGAGATGGTGAACGGCGTTCTATTGCTATGAATTGGAATGTTCGTGATTCAGATGAGGAACTTATGAAGCATATGTCTGTTCGTGAGCAAGAAAATTATGCAAAAGCTAAGGCTGAAGAGGAAGCTTCTACTTGATTGATTACAAATATAACGAAGATAAAACCTTAGAGGAATTATCAAAGTATATTGACTCCACCTATGATGAACACTATAGCAAGAATAGGTTTCAAGCTACAGAGTTTATCATAGATGGTGGTCATGGTGAGGGTTTCTGTATCGGAAACATACTCAAATATGCACAACGATATGGAAAAAAGAATGGCAAGGACCGAAAGGATTTACTCAAAATTCTTCATTACACGATTATCGCTCTGTTTGTTCATGATAAAGAAGGCGACACTTAAACTTCTTATGTGCCTTCCTGTTATTGTATCCACTAGCAACCTGATACATCAAAGATGCTTGTAGGTTGTTAGTGGAACAGAACTTGGGCATATCGTTTATGATTAGTTCTTCCCCAGCTGGCGTTGTCACAAGATAGGTTTTGAGTTTGGATTTGTTCATATTATCAGTATTTGATTTTTTCTTTCCCCTACATGAAGCAGAAGTTTTTGCTTTTGTTTCAACAGAGGGTTTATACCATTTTCTGGATTCAAGCATTTTCTTAACAGACTCAGGGTTGTTCATGGGATTATCATTTAGCATTCTTGCTCTACAGAGTTCTCTACGAACTTCATCACTTTTGATTTGCCCAGACAACATATCAGCGGCAATCTTGTCTTGCCATTTACCATGCTCTTCATATAGTTTTCTATGTGCTTCAGCGTGTTCTTCTACAGAAAGGGTTACTATGTTTGATGAATGATTTGAGCCACTCATATGACGGGGAATTATATGATGTTTGTGACTTGACATTTGTTCTTCCTTGTGTTAGTATTAATATACTAAATGATGAAACTATTTATAATAGTATGACTTTTAACAAGTCATATATGAACTTGAAAGTGAAAAATGAACGAACTTGAAGAACGAATTGACGAACAAGAAAATGTAATTGAAGAATTGCGAAGCCTCATAGAAGATTTAACATATAGGTTTGAAAGATTTGCAGAACCTTGTGCAATAGGTCATGAGCAACTTTGGAAGATTGTTAGAGAAGATATACAAGACCTTCCAGTTCCAGATGGAATAGATTTGAGGGAATTAGTATAATGAATCTTAGTTATGAAACGATATCTGTATTGAAGAATTTTGCAACAATCAATCAGAACCTTGTGATTAAAGCAGGTAGTAGTATCTCTACAATGTCTGCTATGAAAAATATAGTTGCATCGGCTGAAGTGAAAGAAGTCTTTCCAACAGAATTTGCAATATATGATTTGAATGAATTCCTTGCGGCGCTATCACTTTTTGAAAAACCGAATTTGGATTTCAATGATGATTTTGTTGTAATGACAGAAAATGGTACGGCTTTGAAATATTGGTATTCTGACCCATCCGTAGTCACAACAGTAACCAAAGAAATTACAATGCCAGAGTGTGAGGTTAATTTTTCTTTTGCAAATGATTTGTTGTCTAATGTACAAAAGGCGGCAGCTGTTATTGGTGTTCCAGATATGGTACTTGAAGGAACGGACAGTGGTGTTGCTTCATTGAAAGTTACTGATAAGAAAAATGCAACGGCAAATGATTATGCGGTTAAGATTGATGTCAATAATCAAGATGGAAAAACTTTGCCATTTAAATTTTGGTTCAAAGTTGAAAATTTAAAACTTTTATCTGGTACATATGATGTATCAATTTCTTCCAAAAACATTAGTCATTTTGTAAATGCAAATGTAGATATTAAATATTGGATTGCTCTGGAACCAGAGTCCAAGTATGATGCTTGATATAAGGAATTTATATAATGGAAACCTTTTTGTGGGTAGAATTGTATCGCCCCAAGGATATAGGATCATGCGTACTTCCTAATAATCTGAAAAGTACATTAACTGATTTTGTTAATGAAGGTAATCTGCCTAATCTAATTTTGTCAGGAACTTCAGGCGTAGGTAAAACTACTGCTGCAAAAGCTATGTTAGATGAGTTGGGTTCAACTTATATGATGATTAATGGTAGTGAAGAATCTGGCATTGATGTTCTACGAACCAAAATTAAAAACTTTGCGTCTACTGTGTCACTTCATGGTGGGCGTAAGTATATTATTTTGGATGAAGCAGATTATCTAAATCCACAATCAACTCAACCAGCCTTGCGTGGGTTCATGGAAGAGTTTCATAAAAACTGTGGCTTCATTCTTACATGCAACTATAAAAATCGATTGATACCGCCATTACATTCTCGTTGTAGTGTTGTGGATTTCTCTATTCCTAATTCAGAGAAACCAAAACTTGCTAAAGAATTTATGGCCCGAGTTATTACAATCCTAAATGATCAGAACGTAAAACATGACAAAAGGGTTGTTGCAGAGATAATCAATAAATACTTTCCAGACTGGCGCAGAGTATTAAATGAACTTCAAAGATATTCTGTATCAGGTGCAATTGATGCTGGTATGCTTGTTGATATTGCCGAGGTAAATATCAAAGAGCTGATGCACTCTATGAAGAATAAGGAATTTACTAATGTTCGTAAATGGGTTGTCAATAATCTTGATAATGATCCTGTACGTTTGTTCCGCCGCATTTATGATAATCTTTATGAGTTTGTGGATGGTAGTAGCATACCCCATGTGGTTGTTGTTTTGGGGGAGTATCAATATAAAGCGGCGTTTGTTGCAGACCAAGAAATAAACCTGATGGCTTGTTTCACAGAGATTATGGCCAGGGCGAAATTCAAATGACAGACAAAATCCCTCTAACTAAAAATGAAATAAAAAACTACGATATAAATGTAACTAGACCCATTTATATTAAAAACATATTTGAAGAGGTTGGCCAAGACTTACATTCTACTATGGAAAATATTATTCTTAATACAGGTAATGAGTGGCCAAAACGACCAACAGTTGTTCAAGCAAACATGACAAATCTTAATATGCATTATAAGCATCCTAGTTTTAATAAACTATGTGATATTGTAATTCCATATGCTGAGAAAATGGGGTCAACTCCTATTAAGTGTAGAGCTTCTGATTGTTGGGGTGTTTTATATAAGAAGAATGATTTTTCAATTGCACATGCACATTGGCCAAATGTTTGGTCATGGGGATACTATGTAAAGGTTCCACAAGGTTCAATGCCTTTAGTTTTTCCAGAAGGTAAAGAAGGAAATTATTATGTATTTCCGAATGTAGGAGATTTAGTCATCTTTCCTGCTTGGGTGAAACATGAAGTACCACCATCTGTATGTGAAGAAGATAGAATGCTGGTTGCAGGAAATCTTGAAAGAATTCCTCATAAAGATTTACCATTACCAAGTGTAGAAGAAATTAAAAAGGTAGTTAAACCTTATATTAAAAAGAGTAATTGAATGATTGATGTATATGATGATGTTTTAGAAGAACACAATGCTCTATTGATTGATGATGAGGTTAAGAAATTATCATGGAAATACGACTATTCATCTGAGCCTAGTAAACCAAATAAACATTGGCATGTTCTCTGTGGACACAATGAAGAAGAATGTAGGTTAGCAGATTATTATTGGGCCGATCCTTTATTTCAAATGTTAATGAATAAATTTGATTTCAAATCTAAATATAATGTTGATAACTATATACGAATATATTGTAATGCTCATATGCACGGAATAGAGCCACATCTTCATATAGATGATGGTGATTTCACAATGATATACTATCCCCGAATGGATTGGAAAAAGGAATGGGGCGGTGGAACTTTAGTTGATGATACTCTTGTTCCTTATGCTGGAAATAAATTGGTTGTGTTTACAGCTAGCCTTCCTCATAAGGCAATGCCGGTGTCTAGAGAATGTTATCAGTTAAGAACTTGTGTTGTTTTTAAATGTAATGTTATGGGGGAATGAGAATTGACAGAGAATAAAATAGTTCAGTTTGAAACTATACCACAATTGAAATTGGGGTTTTCTGCAATCTCTTTAGATGAGGTGGATATTATTAATAAGTATATTGATGATAATACTGATCGATTGCCAGATTTATCATCTCAACTAGTAGGGCAAATAAAACAAAATGAAAAATCAAATCAACTAGAATTTGATTTAAACGATACCATACCTAAACAGTTGAGTAAGTTTTTTATTATGTGTGCAAAAGAATATGCTGCTGAACATCCAATGTCTGACCGTATTAAAGAAATCATTGGGCCAGAAGAAGAGTATGTTGTTAAGAAAATCTGGTCAGTGCATAGCTATGCTGGAGACTATAATCCTTTGCATGAGCATGGAACTGCCAGTGGAAGAGGCGTATCCATGATTGCGTTTCTAAAACTTCCATCACAAATATCTGATGTTGCAGATAATATGAAAGAGGGTGAAGTAGGCGTACAACAAGGCAATTCTGGCAGTACAGATGGCTTAACTCAATTTGTTTGGGGTGGAGACAGTATGTACGATATACCCAGATTTAAGCATCCTTCCTTTGCATATGTTCATCCAGAAGTAGGAAAGGTTGTGGTATTTCCAATTTGGTTGCTTCATCAAGTAGCTCCATTTTTTGGTGAAGGTGAAAGGCGCACAATGTCTTGCAACATAGATATAATTAATAGTCATGTATGAATTGAAAAATTATCTTAATGCAATAAACTACACAAAAGAGCCTCTTTTGGACACTGTGGATGAGCAGTGGGAAAAGAAATATCCTCCATTTATAGTAAATAAATGCGTTGCTCCGTTCCCTGATACCGTTATGTTGGTGAATGAGATTAACCAACTACATCATCTAGATAAGAAACTTCAGTTTGATTTTTTGATAAATAGTTTACGACCAAGAAAAAGATACACCCCTTGGCTGAAGGCGAAGAAATTAGAGAATCTAGAGTATGTTAAAGAGTTTTATGGATACAATAATGAGAAAGCAAAGGTTGCTCTTGATATACTAAATGATGAACAGATTTCTGCCATAAAAACAAGATTAAATAAAGGTGGAAGAGATGGAAGAAATTAATTGGACACAGGAGCATATGCTAGAAGTTGGGCTGAAAGAGCCTGACGATTTTTTGAAAGTACGAGAGACTCTATCTCGCATTGGTGTTGCATCCCGAAAAGAAAGAAAACTATATCAATCTTGCCACATATTACATAAGCAAGGACGATATTATATTGTGCATTTCAAAGAGCTGTTTGCTCTTGATGGTAAGAAAACCAATCTATCTGAAAATGATATTGCAAGACGAAATACGATTGCAAATCTATTGGGAGATTGGGGTTTGATTAATATAATTGGAGAGGTAAAAGAAGTTGCTCCATTGAGTCAAATTAAAGTTCTTTCGTTTAGTGAAAAAAATGAATGGACATTAGAAACCAAATATAACATAGGTAAAAAGAAAGAGGCCTAATGGAAAA